GTCAGGGCGCAGTTTCTTCGAATGAACGGTCTTGATTATTGACGAGTAGATGTTGGGCTCCACGATGTTCAGCAGCGTGACGCCAACCAGATTCACCTTCTATGGGAGAAGAGAATTGCAAATTGCGTTCGTGTAAATGCTCAGCACCAACTCCAGTTGTAGGTCTAGGACGACGACGGGACGGAGGAACTATTTCAGTTTCAAGTCTACGCGTCTCAGATGATTCAGGTTGTAGAGACATATGATATCTCGAAACTAAAGTGCCGGTCTCTAGCACTTCAGGCGGAGACCCGCCAAAATTGTTCGGGATAGCAGTCTCTAAAAAGAAAGAGAAAGGGAAAGGGAGATTCGGCACGGACCGAAGCGCAACCAATTGTTGGTGCGTAATTCCGTTCGATTCGGTTCCCATATACAAGGCGGCGAGTTGATCATCAGTCAACCAAGCACGCCAGGCAGTTGAAACGCCGGCTTCATGACTTGACACTACACGATCAAGGTATTCTTTGAAGCCAGCGAAGATCTTTCTACACTCAGGGCAAGGCCAAGATTGAATTCTCAGCCCGCACAAACGCTGGATGAGCATAGGTAGATCGCGTTTTTCGTTTTTCTTGAGCATAGAATTAAGTGCTTTATGACAATTATGTCTAGGTAACCAACACTTGATGCCTTTCCAATCGACTAGGACGGGAGTGTTTGAAAGCACCTCAAGCTCAAAGATACTGATTGGGACGTCAGTCTGAAAAGTGTAAAGCATTCCAATTTTAAGTCCAGCAGCACCTATAGTGTCTGCTGTGAAATATTTTTCATATTCTGGAAGTATGCTAAAGACTAGATCATCACCATAGACCAAAGCTATGACTATTAACATAAACAAGTCATAAGTAAGCTTGATCGAATCAGGAATGCAATATTTAACAATAGCAACGGCATCCATAAAAGTCTTGAGACTATTATCCTCAGCGGTAGTTGATATGCCCGAAAGCATGCCGAGAAATTTAAGGAAAACGTTGCCATCAGGCAAG